CCTGCCATTAAAGCTATTAATATAGGATTGGACGCAATAACCGCCGTTGCTAATGCCAAGACAACTAAACCTACGGTAAATTTTATTAAAGCATTACCCATTCTAGATAATGAAGTAGAGCCGGCACGTATTCTTTTACTAAATTTAGGTGATCCTAATAAAGAAACAACTCCACCTATTAATAACATAGAAACAGCCATGAGTGGTGCGGTAATTACTGCAAGCGGTGCAACTAGCGAAAATAATGCTAATCCTATAGCAAACTTTTTTATAGCATCACCCATAATATCAACAGATTCACCACCTGCTTTAATACGCTTATTAAATTTAGGTGATCCTAATAGAGACATTATACCACCCATCGCTAATATAGATACAGCCAAAAACGGTATAGCTATCATACCAGGAATTATTAATAGTGCTGATATGGCTAATGCCTTTGAGAATTTTAAAATTGCACCTCCCATTAAATCTAATGCTTCAATACCTTCTTTAGCTTTCTTAGTGTCAGTTTCGGCTAATTTTTCAAATGTAGATTTTATAAACTCAGTAAACTTAGTAACACCCTTTGCTGGTACTAAAGCCCATAGCATCATTCCTTTTGCAGTTTTTAAAGAACCTACACCTAACATCTGCAACAGCTCACCAGCCTTTTCTACTTTATTACCAGGCCCTCCAATAGAACTACCTTTAGAACTTGTCTCATCATCTTTATTACCTTTCTGAATTGCTTTAAGAATCTTTCTAAGAGAAAGTAATTGTATACTACTCTTAGTAATACTGGCACCAGTCTGAGCGTCAATTTCTTGATTGGTTCTAACTAACTCAGATAGTAACATCGTCTGTTTTTGTAACTCATCAATAATAGCTACTCCGTTTTGAGAAGCACCAACAGAGACTGCTACAATAGCATCTAACTTTTCATTAGTTTGTTGTGCAGCTGCCTCTATCTTTGACAAAGGATCCATTAAATCTTTAAGAGTTACTATAGCCATTCAATCTATTTATTTAAAACTTTGGCATACTTATATTTGGCATAGATGGAGTTTTAAAAGAACTCACGCTTTTGCTCATAGATTTTTGCATGCTACTAGTATTATATTTATCCGACTGTGCCTGACTATTCTTGCTGTCTTCGTCGTTACGCTCTTTAAGAATGTCATTAAACATTTCTAAAGTGTATTCATATTCATAGAAAGGAAGCAAATCCAACTCAGAAGGTTGGAGATGCAACTTTTCCAATAATAAAACTCTGACTTTATAAAAGTTCAGAAGAGATATCTTGAACAATAAACATAGCTTTGATCCCGCCGGGAAACGTGAGCGGAACGGCGACCTCCGCACCGCACCCTTCGCATGGATAGATAAACTCAGGTTTAACTCCAATTTTCGCTTTCTCAACTAATCTATATATGATCGAAAATTTACTAGCATCCCAGCCTTGAAAGCTAGTAATAGCAGAAAATATTTCTTTATCATTAAATCCTCGCCATTCTCTTTGAATATAAGGTAATATGGCTAAAGATGATTTATCCCAAGGTAAATTTTCTTGTTCTCGTTTTCTTATCCAATCTGTAATAGATCTCATAACACCAATCGTTGGTGGTGCTAATGTTAATTCACCATGATTTTTTGTAGGTATAGTAAAACATTTGTTTTCGTGATCATAATACTTTTCTAACAATTCATCGGTTTCATTAAATTGAAGGTTAGGAGTTTTAAGTTCAACTGATTCTTGTGATTTACACGTACCTGACGTACATTTCTTTTTACCAACTGGCATCATTAATTTATTCTCACCATCTTTAAAAGTAAGCTCCCTGATAGATAAGATTAAATATATTCTATCTTCTTCTAGAATATCTCTATATGAACCTCGTTGGTTACCATACATAATTTTTGTACAGTTCACTAGAAGTGAGTTTAGCTTTTCATCAACATCTAATATATTTTCTTCATCTAATGTTGAGAATTCTCTAATTTCACCAACCCTTGCGGCTCTGATATGAATTTCAAAATCATCTCTATAAAATTGACCACCTGATGGAAACCCAGATAAATCAAGTTTAATATATCCGGTTAAAGATTGTATTCTTTGTATTTCTGGATCATCTATAGATGTTACACCAGATCCTCTACTAGTATCTACTTTACCTAACTCAGTAATTTTACCATCTTCATTAGATTTTACCTCAGCTGTAGTATCAACTATACCTTCAGCCTCTTCAAATTCTTTTTTAATATTGTCTTCGTGACTACTCATAATTATTTAATTTTTATTAATTGTTTTTCAGGTGCTGTTTCTGTAACGATATGTTCTACTATTAATTGTCTAACATATCTAGATACTGGCATCGGTTTTGTTTTATTCTCCATTGATTTTTGTATGATAATAGTATTTAGATTATCAACATCTTCTGGTGTTAAGAGTACCTGTAGTTTTTTCGTAAGCCTCTTTTTTTGCGGTATTAATTCTTGTACGCTTTCGTTATATCCATACTTAGGATTATCGGCTTTATGTTTTTTTATCCAAAACTCTAACCTTTCCATTATATGACTTAATGATTCATCAGTTGAAAATTTTTCTAAAATATGCTTCTCAAAGGATCTTGTACCAAAATCTTTAACTGCTCTTTTAATATATTTACCTGATCCTAAGTTATTAGGATTATCATTAACCGAATAACCTACATAAACCTTACCATCAATTTTGTTTAATACTTTAAATATGGTCATAATTTAGATTATATAATTTATAATATATATTAGAGTAAAGACAAAAAAACTGGCCCTAGAGCCAGTTTTTCTAAAATTAATTTTATTTTAAATTATGCACCTACATTTTCCTCAACCCAGTGATCACAACGATAAGTCATTGTTAACTCAGCAGGATCTGGAGTTTCATAATTCAATTCATCTACAAAATCAGGTTGACCTGTAGGGAATACATCTTTACAGGTAATCTTTCTAAAGATATCTCCTGCTCTGTTATATTGTACAATGATCATACTTCCAACATAGTCTTTCTTTAATCCCATTTCACCAGTTAATGGATCATAGATTAATTTATACCAATTACGGAATGTATTGTAAATGTAATTTTCGTTAGCTTCGTTTAAGTTAAGACTAAAGTTAATAGTCAGATCTAAAAAGGTCTGACCTGGCATACTTGCAAATGAACGGTCAGCAAATTTATATTTTTGACCTACTGCATCTACAGATGGGTTTAAGTTATTTAAACCTCCGATAGTTTTAACTTGCTCTAAGATTAAACCCGTATCATCCCCTAGTGGTGAAAATACAGTCACCTCAAATAGGTTAGGCTGAATAGGTTCGTACCTTTGGCTACTGGCCCTTGACTGGGTATAATGTGGTAGTGGCATATTAATTTATTTTTTTTATATATTCTTATTTAGTTTCTTCTTATTGGAAGTTTCCTGAACTAATAGCTCCTGTCTTAAGAATTGTTGTTCTCTGTACGAGAATTTCCATTCCTCTTACTGGTTCAATGTATGTATCTAAGATACCAACATTTTGATCAATAACTTCTGGTGTATTATTAGTTTCGTCCATTACGTTTTTATAATCGTAAACACCATCATCATTTTGAACCGTTGATAAGAAGTTATCAGCAAGTGTTTTAATTTCCAATCTAGTTTGAGCTGTATTAAATTCAAACAAATAGTTTTTAAGTATTGCTTCAATTCCATCTTGGATATAAATTACAACCTCTCTACTGTTAATAGAACTTAATGCAGATTTTGTAGTCTGCTGTGCAGTTTTATTTGCAAAGATTGTTGGCCCAGTTCCACTTTGGAATACAATTGGATTTAATCCAAATGGTTCTAAGTATTCTCTGTCCTCTTTTCCAAGATTGATTTCTAATCCTACAACGCCAGTTCCACCGACAACACCTCTACGAACTCCTGCAACTAATGACCACGGTAAAGCGTTTTCATATTTTGCAATAAAGTTGTTTGAAACATATGCAGCTGGTACAACATTTATATTTCTACCTAAATCCCTAACAGTAATAAACGGATAATAGAATGCTCCCCAACTTGCACCTTGTGTTTGAGATGGTAATGAGTATCTTACCGTAGGATTCTTTGAAAGATCACCACCAGTAGAAATAAATCTAGATGATAAGCTTCCAGTTAGATCTTTAAACGAAGGATCGGAATTATTTTTGAAGTCCTTAGCAGATGGTGCATTTAATATTGCAAACGCGTTTTTCCTTGTAGAAGCTAATACTGTATAGATTGATTTAGATCCACTTTCAATACCGTTACCGAATGTATCTACAATATATCTATAGTAAATTACATCTCTGTCAGTTAATGCCTTAAATAAATTAGTTCCATTTAAAGTACCGTTTAAGATTTCATTTTGTCTATCGTTTGTTCCGTTAGGTACATGACTAGCAGTTAATTTAAATCCATCCAATGTAAATACATTTAAGTAATCTACCCATGCATCAATAGGATAATATAATTCTACTTTAACTACACCTGCTGCGGTTGATGTTGCAATTTCGCTTTGGCATGTTACTAATAATGCAGTTTTTCCTGCAGGAATAGTACTAAACTCAGCATTGGTTAATCCACCTTGTACAACATTCATTCTCGTTAACCTTGAATGTGGAGTTGTTGCATCACCTTCAAAATGTACTAAATAATTACCAACGATAACATCGGCAGCATCAGGATTATCAGATGCGATTAATACTTGGTTAGGCTTTAATCCAGGTTCAGTAACAGAATCTGATATAATATCTATAGAAACATTATTTGCACCTTTTAATGTTTGGATACCTAATGTACCTATAGGATATGCAACAGCGTCAGAATTTAAAAATGTACCAGTTGCACTACCTAAAGTAAATTCAGCATGTGGTGTAATATTATTAAATGCATCTTCCTGATAAGGAGTTACTTGAACAGATGGTAGAGCATAATCTAAATCTGAAATTGCAATTGTTGTTGCAGTAGTAGTTGGTGATGCAGTATGAATAAATCCATAATCAACAGCATTGAATACTAAGAACGATTGATATTGAGTTCCACCATCTAAAAATACTGCTTCATCACCATCAGTTAAAGTTCCATTTGAGAATTGACTATATAATGATGAACCATAAGAACCTATAATATTAGAATTATTCGGATTAGTTAATGGGGCCTCATCGGTTACAAAACCAAAGTCAGTTTCATTTATGTAATCAAAGCTTGTACCGAAACAAGTTGAATCAATAGTAGCATTAGAGCCAGATAAAACAACAGTTACTGTATTACCAACTACTTGGTGAGATATTACAGGTACATATACTGTATCGCCATTAAGATCAATAGCTTCAATATAACTACCTACAACAGTAGCAGTGTTTGCGGTCATACTTGAGAATCCATCAAATAATGCAGATCCTACAGAACCTTGTATCTGTATTTGAACATCACCAGAAGTTAAATCCGTAACAGAAAGAAGATCACTTGTACTTTTATCAACTGATGTTGGTGTAATGCCATTACCTGCATAATTTAAATCAGATACAATAGAACTACTGTATGATAAGAAATTAACATCATCTTGTAATGATGTAGATTGAGTATATTCAAGGTTATGACCTATCATATCAATACCACCTGCAACACCATCAATTAATGTATCACCATCAAAAAGATCTTCATTCACAGCGACAAATAATCCAGTAGATGCAGTATCAGCATTTATAACTTTTTCTACGAAAAGGTTATTACCTAATAAGTCAGTAAAGTTAGGAATAAGTGAAGCAGTATAAGTTGCAATTACCTGAACTTCTGATTCATTAAAAAATTCAGCGATTTTTGTATCTGTTGAATCAGCATCAAATACTCTTCTTTTTAAACCTTGTGTTTTATCAAAATATGTTTGGAATATTGGATCTGCCGCAAATCTTTCATAAGGCGTTGCAGAACCAAAGTCTCCACCAAAGTTTCCATTGATTACAAATACATCTACCAAGAAGTCAGATACTAAACTATCTTTATTTAAGAATCCTGGTACATTTGCAGCTCCATACCATTCTTCAACAGTTACATTGAATCCAGTAGAATTAGCAGCTGATGCTTTTCTTACTATGACTGATAAAGGATTTTGTCCTAGGTTTACCATATCTAATAAATCATTGGTAGTACCTGAATTAAAATTCTGTGTATCAGCATTTACATTACTTAAGAATGAATCTGAGTCAGGATAAAAGAATTTATCTCTGTTATAGAATTTTTGGTATTCACCTAATGCACCTGCATTATCTTGGTATGTACCACCTTCTGGTGTGGAGGCCGCACCAAATTTAATATACTCTACCTTATCGGTAGCAGTTAAGTTTAATAAGTTAAGTGCAAGAATCGGTCCTCTTTCCAATGCTGCTAAACAGCTTCTATGGAAAAATGAATCCTTTCTTTCTAAGTTTCTGTCAATATCACCATATACTTGTTTGAAGAATGCGGTGTCAGGAATGAATACCGGAGTATTAAAAGGTCCTGTTTTAGAGAAACCGACAATTAACCTTGTCTGATTAGCAGGAATACTAACTACTTGAGATTTGTCAAACTCAAATCGGTATGTCCCTGCTGCTTTAATCGAAGCGATTTTCGGATCTAGTGCCATCTTATATTATTTTTTTTATTTGCTTTTTTTATATATCCAACAACCTATAACTTTTTATACCAAGTCGTATATGTCGAAGTTAAGTTGTCCCCCTTTAGCATCTTGCTCTAAGATAGCATCAATTTTATCTTGAACATGCTTTTCAGCCCCATCATGGATCTCTTCAGCAAAATCTGAAAAGTCTAATGTAAAAAAGAATTCAGAACTATTAATACATGTCATTATTAAATCATCATGACCTAATTGCCCAGCATACGAACCATTTGGTAGTTTACCGAAGGTTGCAGCTTCATGGACAGTATGCTTATCTTTTATTAATATTTTATTCTGAGTAATGTATTTTTTAAAATTTTGACAAAATATAGGTTTATTATCTTTTTTGACTTTTAATCCAAACTGTTTAGTTCTGGCATCTATTCGATGTTTAAACTTTACAACAGATTCTTCATCAAAATCATTTCTTTGTGGAAATACAGTTTCCAT